TGGGCATGGTTCAAGCCGTTGGCTGTGGTCTCCATGACAACAATAGCGTCTGGCGTGGCTGTCTGGAAGACAGCGCGTACAGTGTTCTCAACATCTGAATAGAAGGCGAACTCAGAACAATGAAGGAAGTTATAGGTAGTACCACGAGCACTCTGCGTGTTGGCGGTAAAGACGCGCACCATGCCGCCATGAAAGAAGGCCATCTCCCGCACATTGGACTTCTCGGTCGGAAACTGAAGCCACTGTGGGAGGTTGTCGTAAAAGCGCTTGTAAATCTCGAAGATTTGCTCGGCAGACTCCCGGCTCTGAGCCATGACGCCAACGCGGAAGTTGGGCCTGAAGTAGGCATGCCAGAACGCATACGCAGCGATACCCGTGGTGCCACCCATCTGACGAGCCTTGAGGTCAAACACCCATGGGTTGTCCTCGATGGAGGAAACGAGCGTCTCCTGGGCAGCGTTCAGCTTGAACGGAATGAGCTTCGCCTTCTTGTCAACAATCCTGAGGTGCCGACAGAAGTAACGGAAGTCAGCGGCACACCGCCGCAGTTCTTCCTCAGTTGACTTGCTCTTCCTTGACACTCGGCTTCACCTCTTCGCGGACCTCATTCAAGATATCGCGCAGACGGTCGAGGACAATCTCTTCGCTGTCCTCCTTGAGCTTGGTGGTGCGGGCCTCAACGTAGACCGTATCAGCCTTAGTCTTGGCAAGCTGAGCCTTCTGCTGCTCTCTCTGGACCTCGTCATCCATCTCTGGCCTATCGTTCCACTTGTATCTCTTCTGCAACACGAACATCGCAGCGCGCCAGTTGTGTTTCTCGGTGGCCTCTCGAATAACAATGTCTGCAAAGAGAGACTCACCAACACCCTCTGAACGGCTGATTTCATGGTAAAACCATGGATACAGAGAGTGCGTTAGGTTTTTCTGACCCTTGCGAGCCCATACCTTCACCGTGTGAGGCGACACGTTAGCCATGGATGCCGCCGATTGGCGGCTGTGGCCAGCCTCAAGAGCCTCAAGGACGCGAAGCATACGCTTCTTCATCGCCCTCTCCTGGGTGGTGAGGATGATGTCCTCAGGTTCAGGGTAATGCACGGGCGCTTCAGCCATCTAAAAACCTCTTTTTCCAGCGATGTCGCTTCTTTCGATCTGTCTCCTCAAGCATACACACGTGCATGCACTCAAAAAAGCGAACAGCATCCTTGGCAAAAAGCTCAAGGTCTTCTGCCTCGGCATCCTCTTGGATGTCGTTGGACTGCATACGCTCAAGCATATTCACCACAATCTGGCGGCAAGCGCGGTGCTTAGGTCGGAGCGCTGCGTCATGGTATCCAGACAGCATGGCGACAAGATTCATCAACTCCATGCCGATAAGCTTGAACGACGAGATGAGCGCGTCCTCGATGCTCATGTCTGTCTGGTTGTAATAGACAACATCTAGGGACTGCTTACAACTCACAACACACTCGGCAATCAGACCCTCCACAAGGGTCGCCTTGCCGATTCCGCCTGAGCGAGCGTCCTGATTGTAAACGATAACGTCCTTAGAGGAGATTTCCTTGGCGTTGCCAATGTCGCCGCCCTCTGGCGCAAAGACGCTCATTTAGAGAACCTCTTCAGTTGAGGGGCAAAGTAGCGCGGCCCATTGACTCGGCCAGCATTTCTAGACATGCGAACCATGCAGCAGATGATGTCCTTAATGGACATGCCTGAAGACTTAGAAACGCTCTCAATGAACTTAAGGGTGTCCTTGCCCAGGTCCTTAGCCTGAATCTTAACGACGACGTCCATGGCGCTCGGGCCAGTGCGTGGCTTGCGAGGAGTCTTCTCCTTGGCTGCTGCGCGGAGCATGGTCTTTGCCTCGTCAGTGACAACGGGCTTGGGCTTACGGGTACGCTTAACAACCTTCTCTTCGCTCATGGTCTACTCCAACCAGTTCCAGGCGTGACAACATGCCCAACCAATCAGAAGGGCCGCTCGTCTATCGTCATTCTTAGCCAGATGAGCCAGCGGTAACGCCGGGGAATGTCTGGGCTTAGCCAACATATTACACATGTCGCGCGTAGCCGCAACTGCGCGGGACCTTGGCTGCGACGGTAAGTCCAACTCAACCCTCCAGTGCGTAGGCGCAACCTCCACATAGGGTACATCCTCGTACCATGCGCTAGTTGCAAAGCGCTCACGCACCCTAGCTAAGCCAAGAGACGCTGCTGCGTTCACACCAACGTAGCCACCACCCTCCATCACCATTAGGTCGATGTCGACGGCCACCCCGCTCACCGCAAGGTAGTCTGTATGGTCGATGTCACGGAAGTCAACGGGCTCTGTGCCCTCCCATACGACCACGGCGGTGGCTTTCTTGCCACTCGCCGGGTCAATACTCACCCATCGGCTAGGTGCTCGGTGGGCAGGAGGGGGACACGGGGGAAACTTGCTCTTTGATTTACTCATTGTGAGCACCACTAAACAACGTCATCTGAGGAGCATCCTTTGGCTCTGGCCATGTTATCTTTGACGGCCTGTCTGCTTTTGAAAGTGACTTTGACCATCGCCATTTGGCCATGAGAGGCCAATCGTTATTCCTTTTCTTGCCAGAGTGGACCCAACTTCCGCCACCAGCGTTATCGCAGTCTATCTCCCACCCGGCACCTCTGAGGCTAGCCCCCCCCTCGGACGGCAGCGTGTAGGTTATACACGTCGTGTACCCCAGGGACCTAGCAGCCCTAGCAACTGCCCCATATAGAGCGGAGCATGCGTTGGGAGTGCCATCAGTAGCCACTCTGTTGACCTCAACGGTGAACCCATCGTCAAGCATCCTCGCAACTGGCCTGCCTACAGTGGCCACCCCCCTTACCATCCCTGATGTATCAACAACCGCTAGGTTAAAAACACTGCCAACCGGCGGCCTGTGATGCCTATGCGCCATCGATATGAACTTGCATGCCATCTTCAATGTGCAAGGCACTACGTGCAGCCTTATGCTCCCTTCGGGTTTAGCCACGATGCCTTAATCCCGCAGAAATGAAACGAGTTCTGCTGCCATCCCACTCAATATCGCTCTCATATAGGTTGCGACGGGGGCCGTGGCGGAACTTATCCATGCCAATCTGCGCCTCCCAAGGGCTAGCGTTTTCGTTAACATTATGTAGCAGCCAAGGCACAAGACCCAAATCAGCATCATCATCGATTGCTCCTGAACCCTTGGAATCGCGGATAGTTGGACGCTCTTTCGTCCTCTTAGCCGCCATTGTGGGTTGAGAGATGCTAATCACCACGCAATCTAACTCCATAGCAAGCTCTTTTAGGCCCCGACTTATCTGCTCAAGCTCCTCAGTTCGGTTACTGCTGCGCTTTTGGGACCTCATTAGCTGGATATAGTCCACCACAATGATGCCAAGGTCCCCTTTCTGGGCCTTATAGGACCGAGCAGCCTGCCTAACACCGTCGATTGTGCCCGCTTGGTGGCCAACCACCCTGATTGGGGCGGCTGAAACACGGTGTGCAGCGTGCGTAAGGGCCACTAACTGGTCCTCGTTGAGGCCTTCCTGGTCATGAAGTTGCACCGGGATGCCAGAATCGGCGGCAATAAGCCGTCCGATTATCTGATCAGCGGGCATCTCTAGGCTGACAATGAGCGCAGGTCGCTTCTGCTCGTGGGCAACCGCCCATGCAAAGCCATTTACGGACAACGCGGTCTTGCCATGGCCGTTAAGGCTCATGACTAGCACCAACCAGCCGGGTCGAAAGCCTCCTCCGGTAGCCTTGTCCAGCGGATAGAGGCCTGTGGAGATACGTGGCGGCTTCTTTTCACCCTTCTGGATGGCGTGTACCATCTTCATGTAGTCATTGACTACAGGTCCCGCATCATCTCCATCCGTTAGATTCTCACCTGACTCCCTCAGACGCCCTACCAACGCCTCAGCCTCGGAGAGTGCTTCTCCTGGGCTGAGGTCCCCATCTATAGCGATGGATGATAGCTGCTCAGCAGCCTGATGCATGCGGCGCCTAGCGGTCATCTCCAGCAAGCGGTCCACATAGGTGTCAAGCATGGAGGTTGAGCCGGCTCTATCCATGAGCTTGACGAGGTCACCACCGCTTACACGGCCCCATGAGCCCTGATCACGCATGACTTCTTCGAGCACTACGCCATCAAAGTCCGTATGGCGCTCATGCGCCACAACCATACCGTCCCAGATGAAGCGATTAACGTCGTTATGGAAGTCCTCCCCAGTCAGACGGCTGGACACCGAGGGTGTTTTGGAAGGGTCTAAGAGCAAGCATGCGAGCACCTCACGCTCGACACTGCTGCTCTGCGGTAGAAATATAGGATCCACTATCGGTCCCAACGGGTGTCTTCAGGAGGTGTCGGCCCACCGTTCAAAAAAGACACAAGGCTCGCCGCCCTACTGAAAGCCATCGCATCCTTATCCTCCCAACAAAGATGATCGTAATGCTCGTCTTTGACCCAGAAGGTCTTCAGCACTTTAAAACTCAACTCAGCAGGCAAACCGAGCCTGTCAACAGGCGTGTAATGACCCACATCAAAACCGCTCAAGTCTCCGTTTGGAAGAAACCTTTTCTCCATGCACCAGTTCATAACTAATCCCCTGTATAGAAAAGACACGTAAAACCATCCCGCGACCGCTGGTGACAACTCGTGACAACAGATGAAGCGGGATGGAACCCATAACCCAAAGGAGAGCTACTCCGAGGGTGAGAAGAGACTGAACGAAGCCCCAGGGGATGTCAAGGCCTCGTTCAGTGGAAGTTAATAACCCCCGTATTTACGCTTAGTTTGGCCCATTCGGGGGTTGTGCGGTCGCTTAGCCGACTTCTTTTTAGCCAGCGATGCAGCAGCCTCTTTCCGCGCCTTAGGGCGAGGCTGACCCGCTGGTCCCAGCTTTGCCCGCACCCTCTTGATAGAGGCTAAGAGCCACTCGGGCTCGTCCCCGCGCAAAGGCTCGTCGCGTCCGTGTTTGGCGCGGTAGCTCTTTGTGTTCTCCATGACAACACGATCGACCTCGGCGTCACCTGGGTATTTTGCCATCACTTAGCTCCACTTTTAGCGGCTTCCTGCCGTGCCTTTGTTCGCGGGTTAACGGGCTTAATGGAGAGCCTGCCACCCTTCATTGAGGTAATCTTCTGTGCCCATGCTGGGAGTTTATCTCCCTTGGCGACCTTGTTGGAGATATAGGCGCGCACCTCTTGCTCAGTCACGTTGGGTGACTTGGTGTCAGGAGCCACGCCAGCCATACCCTGCGTAGCCTCGACCGCTTTGACGCGGTCAGGCGGGAGAACGGCTGGAGGCGGAAGCTCAGAGGGGCTCACGAGCCCTGGCACCATACCCGTGATGGCCTCTTCCTGTGCGCGTGCAAACTGGACAGGTGTGCGCGACTCTGGGTCGAGTGCGTAGTCAATGATTGGAGCGGCTGCTACGCCCATGGCGGTAGACAGTCCACGAGCAGCGGTAGACCGTGCTGATGGCGCTACGCCGCTAATGAAGCCCTTGTCGCCCCTAATAAGCTCAGAACTGCGCTGGCCAAGTTTTCGGCGCGAGAGGTCAATGGGGTCGTCAGACAACTCTGAAACGGCGGGTGGGCGGGGGAACATTGCATCGCGCGCGCGCTTCACATCAGCATCGTAGTCGAAGTCATCGACGCCAAACTCAGAGGCAACCCTCTCTACGTGCCCACGCTTATACCCCGCGCCGAGGCGGCTAACCTCAAAGCTTCGGCTGGACGGAGTTGAAGATGGGCCAGCGGATGGGCCAGACGCCCTGTGCTTAACAAGCTCCGACTCAAGCTCAAGCGCGTCTACAATCTCGCCAGTAGTAGGGTGGATTACCGTGCCCGTGCGCCAGTCAAAACCATCAAGGCCTGAAGTCCTAGTGTCCGTGCCGTACTGAGACCCAGTCGACATCGAAAGCTCCGACTCAACAGTGGGTATCTGGGATGCGTCTAAAAGACGCCCACGCCGCTCAAGAATAGACCTGCGCTTCGCGCGAGTCGCGGGGGTCTCGTCAAAACGTCCGGGCTCAGGGGTGCCCTTGTCAAACTGCGAAGGGTCAAGCTCGTCGACCCCAAAATCAAACCCCAACTCAAAGGGGTCGCTTAAGCCCGATGAGATGCCACTAAGGATACTGCTGACCTTGTCAGCCATCACTCAACTCCTACCACTTCACCTTGTCTGCCCAAAATGCAGCAGACATCTTACCCTTGGCAATGTTCCGGCGGTGACGGGCCTTGAAAGAGGCCCTCTTCTTCTTCATGCGCTCAGACTCCCCAGCCTTGGGCTTGCCAGCAGTGCTAGCTCCCTGCTCACCAAAGCGGATGGTCTTCACACGGTCACCCTCTTTAGCCAACACGACGTGGCTCTTGGTGGGGTGGTTAGGTGTACGCTTAGGCTTGTTGTAGCCCGATACGCCCAGGCGCTCCATAAGCGCCGCATCCTTGCGTGCCTTTGACATCAAGACCTCTTCTTACTCGTACCAGCAGCCAAGCCATGGCGTGCGTACTGCTTACCCTCACGCGTAGCCTTAGCCTTCTTCCGAGACGCAGCAGCAAGCTTCTCACGGCCAGCAGCTGTCTTCCTCAGGCTCTCTATCTTCTTCTTAGGCAAGTAAACTCCCTTACCCTTGCCGGAATACTGCCAGTCCTGCTTGGACCAGCGCGACAAAGAGGTCTCTTTCTTCTTGCCCTTATACCCACCGCCACGCTCCTTGTAGAGCTTGGTAGCGAGCTGCATAGCACGTGCAGAGTGCTTACCGCCCATACGGGCCTTGGCGTCAGACTTAGCCTTCTCCCACTTGCCAGGGTCTGTCTTGACAGCAGCACCCTCGCGACGAGCAGCTTCCTTACGAGCCTTTGACAAACCAAGCACCTCGCGCGCGCCTGCGCGCTTCTATATAGCGGAGATCACCAACAAGGCGACTCCTACCAAATCTCACCATCTCCGGGAATGTCGCTACGCACGTTGGCGAAACGCCACCGGAGTAGCTCCTACTCCAAACACGGCGGCTTTGCACAAAAGCAAACCGCCGAAGCCATCCAAACTTCTACCCCCAAAGCCACCGGTTGGGCCCGAGTGTTAGCGAAGCGTACAGTCTACGCACCGCTAACTCTCTAATATGTATCATATATCAATATTATAGCACGTTTTGAGGGTTTTGTATACCCATGGATTTACATGCCCCTTTTGGCCTGGGGGCCAACGGGGAGAAGTGGGCTGGTTCTGATCAGATTTAGTGTGCGGTTGGAAAATAGCGGCGCGTAGAAATTGCAACAACACGCCCTGGCAGGGCGGGGGGTCACCGCGTTGGTGGGGGTAGCACGTACCATGACACGCCGCGTCATACCATCATGGCACAGTGCGTCATCACCCCATGACACAGTGCGTCATCCCACCCCATCCCTATTGGCATGCCCCTTGCTACGCGTATGCGCCCGTCATTCGTATGCGCCCAGGGAGGAGGGCCTCGGAGCTTGACCCGTTCATCCGGATTAATGGATGGAGGGGGGTAGCCTATACACCCTCGCACCACCCAGTGAACATCATCCCAAAAAAGTTCATCGGTAACCCAGTGGGAACATTGAGCTTTTGACTTTTTTTCGGTCACATTGTTTTTTTATGTTGCAAACCGTTAACAGCTGTGAGACCTTACAGATGTCGACGGGGACTGACCTTGAGACACGGAGAGACTGACAACGTAGCCGACCACGCCGCTAACATCAGCGGGCGGAGCGATGAGCCCCTTGGGGCATCAAGTGAGGTGATACTCTACTCGTAAACCGTCCTCAAGCCGATGGGCGATACTGGCCCAGTCAGGCAATCCAAACAACCCACAACCCACACGAGAGACACCATGACTAGGAAGCAAGCCGGGATACTCGCTGCAGCTATCGAAGTGATCGAGGACCAGAGCATGAAAGTTATGCTGGCGCAGATAGAGACCAGAGACGACTTCGGGGCGCTCAGCCAACTCGCCACAGATATGGCAGAAGCGCAAGACGTGCTTTTGTCGATGATTGACGGTCGGGTTGAAACGACCATCGGTAGGGTCAAGTACAACGAAGCCCACACCCCAATAAACTAACAACCCATAACCCAAAAGGAGAGACGGGGTAGCACCCCGATGACCATACGGCGCCACAGGTGTGTGCGCTGGCTGGGGCTGGTCACCCCACAGAAGGACTCAGGATGCGCGTGGTGTAGCAGACCCCGCGTATGGTGTGAGTGTGTCCCGACGCGGTGAAAGGCCGTAACCGGGAAAGCGATAGGTCGACGGCTTAGGAGCTAGGACCTAGACGCGATGCGCCCTTGTGGGGCGCTGGTAAGGTGACACCGAACGAGCCAGCTCTGGCATGGCTAAAGTGTGTGTGCGCCGGGCGCTACCTGAACGTGTCCAACCCTTCGGGGAAGGTTTAAGTTTTCAGTGCTGCGGAAGGCACGGAGCGTAAGCTGAGTCGACGCAGCGGAGCGGGTAGGCAGGGGCGCGGATATGGCCGCGTATATTTAATGTAAGCCCTTGCAGCCTGGATTGAAGCCGCCTCAGGGTGATCACCTGAGGTGTTCGCGGGTTCGAATCCCGCCCGCAGCACTGAGCGCTTAAACCTAATCAGCCTCAAGAACAGCCTATAACGTAGCGCGTCAACGTCTCGCGACACTCTGACCCGTTAGTTGTTGGCTCTTCTTGCGATTGATTAACCCCCTAACCCCAGAGAGGACAGCATGAACTACAAGAATTGCAAAGGTCTCACTAGATGCGGACTGAACGCCGATTGGAGCGTTAGCGCGTGGCACTTCGGCACGACGCCACGCGGCGGTGACGGCGCGCACTACATCATCGACAACGAGGATATCGACGGGACCTTCTCAATCGTCCGACGATGGATGAACTACCCGGATTACATGCATGCTGTGGAGTCTGGCGACATCGACGACACCCCAGACCGGCCGAGCGATATCGACCCCTGCGATTTCAACGACCGAATCGACGAGCTGTGTACGTTTGCCGACTTCGAGTCGGCCGCGAGTGCGGCCATGCGCAGCATGAACCACAACTAACCCCAGAGAGGACAGCATGAACTACAAGGTACACGACGAAATTAAGCGGTGGCGCGCAATGATGGACGACCCAAAACCAGCGACTGCAGAGCACTTCCACGGCCCCCTGCAGAGGGGTGATTGGTGGGTCACATTTAGCGGCAAGCATAAGGGGGCGCTAGGGATTAGGTTCCAGGTGCGATGCTGGGTTTATACCCCTGCCCTGGTAGCCCTCTCCGGCGCAACCATCCACGCGCCGCCAACGTCGACGTGCAACAGGGACGCATGCATGAGCGCCCTCCGTGAACGATTCGACCACATCTCCGGCGTGATGTGGGATTACGAAATGGCGCTTGCTGAGGCGTCCATCGCACATTGCCCAGAGCATGGGATGGGATGCGAAGAGTACTGGTGCGGTAACGCCTAACCGTTAACAATGTTGACAGCACACTGAGCGCGTGCTATTTAGCGCTCACCCTTACCACGTGGAACGATTCACAAACCTTCAACCCATAACCCAAACGAGGACACCATGACTCACCTAATCGGAACCGCATATTTTCGATCGACATGGCAAGCAGAGCGCTACTACGCACCATATACAGATGACGCCAAATGGCTCGTGAACGAAAAGCTGAGAGAAGGATCGATAACGATAGATCCGACCGGGACAAAGGCGATGACAAAGCATCAGGTGAGCAAAGATGCTTTGCGCCTAGGCCCTGAGGGACGTTGGCTCGTAGCTATCGAAAAATAGCGCCGCACGTGGATAAACCCAAGCAAATAAGCAACCCATAACTCAAACCGGGAGTAGCTACCCATGAATGTAGAACACCGATACTGCGCGGACCTTGGTATGTTCGCAATCGACCGGCCTATCTTTACCATCCGCGACGACCAGGGGCGCGTCGCTGCTAAGGGCTCGTGCCTTTGGCGGACCTCAGCATGCGACGATTGCTTCAATCTCAAGTTCATGAAGATGTACCAGCGGGACATCGACAGACGCGACGTGCGTAATGAGCAATCGTGGCAACGCCTGACAGGCAAGGCTTTGCGCGACACGCTAGGTCGTAAGCGTAACCAGACCGACAGGGTGCGCCTCATGACACGGGGTGAAGCCTTCCGCGACCCGTCCGATATTATCAGGGTGCGCGACCTACTGACCGCCAACCCAGATAGGCTCTTCTGGATACCCACTAGGGCATGGCGTAGCAAGCGCATGCGTCCCCTGATCGTGGCCATCATGCGCGAGTTTCCTAACGCTCGCATCCAAGCGTCGACAGACGTGGATACAACGCGCGAGGAGCAGGCGAGCCTCGACGCCGAGGGTTGGTCAACCATGTTCTTCGGCGATGATGAGGCCTTCGAGACCCTGACAGGCGAAGAGCGCCACCTATGCGCTAAGACATGGGAGAAAGACAAGGGAGCATGCGCCACACGATGTGGCAAGGGCGGATGCTTCGACAAGGGACAGACACACGTACACCTAAAGCAGCACTAAGGGGGACAGCATGGCAGACATCAACGTATTACTCAGAGAACTTGCTGTGAACGCAGCGCGCAAGGCGCGACGATGGCAGGCACTAGACAATAACCACGAGCGCGGGCTTGCTGAGGTGGCGCACTCGATTGAGAACTGGCTGCACCATAGGGCGCCCTTGCTGCCAGGGTATGACCCTGACTGGCAGGTGAGCCCGAAGACGGGCGACAAGGTTTATGAGTTCCCATGGGAAGCAAACGAGGAACGCGAATACTTGGACGCCGTCATCAATGGCGAGGAGGGCTGGGCATGATTCACAACCACGCATTAACACTAATACTTATAAGCACTTACGCGACACTGATTGCTATGGCAATCCAAGGGGGATGAGATGAGCGACCAACCGCGATGCATGATGAGCCACGTGGAGAGGGGTGAGGGGTTCTGCGCAGACTGCGTGGCCCTGCGCAACTCCATCGTAGACGGCATCCTTGACAGGGTGGAGGAAAGGGAATCAAGGGGAGAGATTAAACCCGGCCCTCGCAGCGACGTAAGTGAGGGGTAATGGTGACTGGTGGGAGTAGCCCCGGATGGGGGAGCCTGAGACGTACGCGATAGCACAGGGGCAAAACAATCCCACGCTTGAGCACACCAGTCACGCCGCGTAAGCGGTGGGCGTCGCACGCCCTCTCCCCGGTGGGGAGGGGGCACCTTTAACACAGCAATCCAAGGGGGATGAGATGAGAGACAAGTACAGGTTTACATTTGATGTCTGGTTTGACTACGACCAAGAGGTCGACGGGTCGCAGCTGCTTGAGGCGCTGCACGCTAGCGTTGCGGACATCGTTGACCACATCGAGGCAGAGGGCAGGGTCACCGTAGACAAAGATGACCTTGAGTACATAGAACAGAGTTGCTGCGTCGAGGAGGTGACAGCATGAGCAAGCATGACTATTACACGCGCACCGTTGAGGGGGCTAGGGAGCACGCTGAGTACTACGCTGAGCCTGACTATGATGATCGACCGACAGAGAACGAGTTGGCGCGAGAGGCAGAGCAAGAGCGTTGGCAACTGCAGCGAGAGGACGCCCTTAGAAAGGTGGCCGACGCCATAGACGAGCTAGCAGCGATAGACGAGGACGCAGCAATCCAGCTGGACAACCTCGTAAGCGACCTTGAAAAAAACCCTTAGGCCCCAGCGCCAACTCCGTTGACACCCAGCAACACGCGTGCTAAGTACGCAACACCCATGACACAAGGAGGCAGCGTGGAAACCGCTGATATCATTAGAGCTATTGAGACCATCTACGAGGAGCTGAAGCAAGGCAAGGTGCGCAACGCGGGCCTGTCTATCGAGATACTGCTCGATGACCTGGACGGGCAGAACCCTAAGGTATCTGACCTGTCATTCTTCCGGCACTTGGGGGTGCGTGATGAGCGATGAGCTTTTGCGTCTGACACCGAAGGGTATGAAGCAGGCAAGGGAAGCAAGGTACCGACGAGAGTTCTCTAGTCTTGAGAGCCTGTGCCGCAGCGTGCTGAGAGAAGAGCCCATTGGGTCCAACCGGGCTAATGAGATGGCGGTGGACATCAGGTGGATTGAGGGGTGCCTGGAGGTCATCAAGGGCATCCATAAGGAGGTTGTCGATGCAGGCGAGTAGCGAAGATGAGAGGGAGCAGGCGTGGCGTAGTGGCTACGAGTTCGGGCGCGCTGAGGCGGCATGGGAATACGTCCATAACCGCATTGCTGGTGCGCCCATTGTATCAACCTGTGGAGACGAGGTGGAGGCCTTTTGGGCCTACCACCTTAGGCGAGTAGAGGAGGGGCACTATGAAAGTGCTGATCGCGTGTGAGTACAGCGGCACAGTGCGCGAAGCCTTTCGGGCGCTGGGGCATGACGCCTGGTCGTGCGACCTGTTGCCCGCTGACGACGGCTCACCGCACCACTTGCAGATGGATGTGGGTGAACTGCTAGAGGAGGGGCGGTGGGATATGATTGTGATGCACCCGCCATGCACGGCGCTATGCGTGTCTGGCAACCGCTGGTACGGCAAGGGCAAGCCCAAGCACAGCATGAGGCTTGAGGCTATCGAGTGGACCATGTCTCTGTGGGAGCGAGCCAATGAGGTGTGCCCCCGTGTGTGCATGGAGAACCCTGTCGGGGTGCTGCCGATGAAGGCTAGCCAGTGGGTGCAGCCTTGGCAGTTCGGAGACAGCGCATCAAAGAAGACTGGGTTGTGGTTGAGCGGGTTGCCTGAGCTTAAGCCCAGCAATGTGGTGAGTAAGGGGGAGCGACACGTTACCAAGTCGGGCAGGAGTTTGCCCAAGTGGTACAACCTGCCGCCCTCCGAGGATAGGTGGAAGGTGAGGTCGAAGACGTTTCAAGGCATCGCTGACGCGATGGCAACACAGTGGGGTGGGTTATGTTGATGAGAGTCATTGTTAAGGGCGGCGAGTCGTTAGCCTTTAGGGCATCAGATGTCGCCGCCGTAAGGCGTTATGAACACGCAGCAACGCCGCAGAAGGCGACAATCCACTTTGAGCGTAGTCACCCGCTGTCAGGGTGCTGGGTTATCGAAGAGGTGCGGACTAGGCGTGATGGGTGGCGCGCAAACCCCACACAAGAGTGCATTGTGCAGACCATCGAGGATTTCCAAAGGGGGACCAGTGAGTAAGACAACGTATGACTTGATGAGGGACGGCGAGGAGCTAGCCATGCGGCTCTCTGAGTTGTTCCAGAGGGAGGCTGACGAGGGCTTGACTGACGAGGTGGCTGAGGCTGCACGGGCAGTGAAGGAGGCGCTCAACCAATACGAGGGTGACCTCTCAGAGAAGTACCTGCGGATTGACTTCGCAAAGAAGCGGGCTGAGCAGGACATCGAGGCTCTCAAGGCACAGGTGGCTACGTTTCAGAAGGCTATCAAGGCTAACCAGCGGACCATCGACAGGTGCAAGGAGCTTGGCATCGCCATCTTCCACAGCAGGCAAGCCACCCTGGGCGAGGAGGAGGGCAAGTCGATGAAGCTACCCGATGGGTCGAAGGCATGGCTGGTACAGAAGGAGACGTACCCCAAGCCAGTCTGGTCCAAGCGTAACGAGCACCTGCTACCTGGGGATGTGAAGGTAGAGGAGGTGGTCTATCGGGTGGACAAGGATGCTCTGCTTGAGTGGGCAGAGACAGCGACACCCCTGCTCGATGAGCGCGGAGAGCCCGTGGTCACCATCGAGTGGGTAGATGGCACTCACACTAGGAGGAAGTGATGCCGGGCTTTCAGGAACGGTGGATAGTGGGCAAGACGGTCGAAAGCTTATCCCGCCACGGGGATACATGGGTGGGCGACTCTCCAGATTATACAAGCCACAGAAGGCAGGTGTCTTTTGGGTGGAGGATTGAGTTCACAGATGGCTCCAGTGCAATCATCTGCCCTAATGAGGATGGCCACTGTTACTACACGACAGTCGACTACACCCCGGCCAAGAGGAGGAAGTGGTGAACATCATGGCGCGTAAGAAGTCAGCGCTGCTGACGCTCAAGGAGATTGGGGCTGACAAGCCTGACCACCCACTACACCAGACCTACAAGGAGATGGCGCAGTGGATAGAGAAAACCCAGAAGGAGGAGAGCGATGAAGGCAGAGGCTAGGGTGGTGATCACCTACAAAGATATGGTCGAGCTGGCCAAGAATAAGCTAGGAGGTAGCCGGGTCAATGACACCATGCTGCTGGACTTCACAGAGGAGATTAACTACGACGAAGACGCCGACGAGTGGGTGGTGTCTTGGGAGCTAAAGGGGGGCAATGATGAGTAACCCAGGACCGGAACTATTCAAGGCCATTGCAGCCTTTCAGGCTACCAAGCCGAAGGCAGCGATGGATGGCAACAACCCGCACTTCAGGAGCAGATACGCTACGCTTGAGAGTGTGACTGACACGGCGCGTCAGGCTACCAAGCATGGTCTATCGGCCATACAGCTAGTCAATGGAGACGAGGTGATCACCATGCTCTGCCATGAGAGTGGCGAGTATGTGCAGTCATGCACCAAGGTGATGGCCTCGAAGCAGAACGCTCACGGCTATGGCTCAGGTATAACCTACGCCAGACGCTATGGGTTGGCTGCCATCCTTGGCATCGTGAATGACCCTGATGACGATGGCAACGCAGCGGTGAGCAGCCCTCCGGAGATTGAAGTCCCTTTTGATGATGGGGTGCAGGAGCCAACCGGCACCCCTGAAGAGCAGAGGAAGGCCAAGCACCATCCCTCATGGCAAGAGAACAGGGGGCGCTTCTGCGCCATCCTGACCATGGAGCTGGACATAAATTACAACGAGCTTGCCGGTTTCCTGGAGGCCAAGGGCATGCCCAGACCGAGCGGGATGAATGAAGGACAGCGACGCAAGGTGCTTGACAAGCTTAGGACCGAAGCAGGTCGTAATGGATTTAACCAGTGGAAGAAGGAGCAGTAATGGCGAAGAAGCCAACACCAACAGAGACGGTGGTGCTCGGCGTGCGTATGCCGCAGTACCTCAAGGAAGCCATCGAGACTTATTGCCGGGAGTTCAACAAGCAACCTGGCAACCTGGGCGCGCACATGAGCCCAAGCAGGCTGAGCAGGGCAGTGATAACCGACTGGCTCAAGAAGCAAGGAGCGCAGGACCTCTAAGGTGCATGGACTGCAAGCGTTTTGTGTGTGCTGGCGAGGTTCGCTGTGAGCCTTGCTGGCAGAGAGAGTTGAGGATTCTAATGCGCCGCAAGAGAGCGGCACTGAAAAGGAGGATGGCCAATGGCCAACATCGTTATTCTTAAAGGTCGACTGGGCTCCAAACCTGAGATGCGCCGCGTGGGCGCTGGCAACACCCCGGTAGTGGAGGTGTCACTCGCCACGTCAGGCTTTGCCAAGGGTGAGAAGACCACCGACTGGCACAGCATCACCCTTTGGGACAAGCAGGCAGAGCTTATCTGCACGCAGGACAAGGGGGATGAGGTGTTTATCGAGGGGTCTTTGAAGTGCGACGAGTACACGGACAAGGAGGGGAACAAGCGCAAGAAGGTTTACATCCGCGCTTACCGCTTTGAGTTCTGCGGCTCTCGCAAGCAGAACGCGCCTCAGTCTGGGCGCATGGGGCCAAGCTCAAATCCTTACAAGGACGACGACATTCAGTGGTAGGCTGGATGTCTGGCTCCTGGCGGGTGCAACCACAATCAGTTGATGCTTCAACCTCATCGGCGCTTCCCGCTGGGAGCCTCTTTATCCTGGGGCACCTATCGTCACACAGCATGGCGTACCCTCACGCTCACACCGTGAGCAGTTCTCTTCGATGTATCTTTCGTACCAGGTTGGCTCTGTCGTGGGTGGAGAGCAAAGCCTAACGGACAGCCCAATAACAAGCACGGCTGCGAGGAGCAGCATGGCAGGGCGCATGTGGTCTGCGAGGGTTGGCTCGTTATCACTCAGCGTCTTCTCTTGCTGTAAGAGGTGAGCCCATATTTGCCACGCTTCCATGTGAGTATATCCGCCGCCTCTTCGACATCCCACACTATCTGCACTCGTTGCATCGGGCTGGGGTGTGTCGGGTCTAGGATGGTGGTAACACTTTCACCGTGCTGGTGCTCGTAGAATCCGCACGTCTCTGCATATTCGTCGTAAGCCTTGAAGCCCCTGACGATTAGGGCGTGGCGTGGCTTGCCGTCTGTGCCCTCTTCATGGTGGCTCACCCAGATGTGGCGATGACCTGAGATGTAGATGTCACCCCATGGGTTGAGCTTGGACTCACGCAGCGGGCCATGGGCCCTGTTCCAGATGCTGGAGCCTTTGAAGTCATGGCGGGCGACCACTCTAAGTGGGTCGCCTTTGGGGAACTCAAGCTCAATGCGCGCCGTGTTCTCGGCGAACACTGCAATCTTGGCGCCCTGCGTCAGGTAGCGTAGCAGTTGGGCGCCATGGTTCCACTTGTCGTGGTTGCCCAGTACGCAGTACATCCAGGGCACGCTATGAAAGAGCCAGTGTGCAAGCCTGATGGCCTCGTCCACTGTGGTGGACTGATGCCCCCATAGGCGCTGAAGCCTACCCACCCAGTTGTTGGTGGTGTCGCCGATGTTGCCAGCGAACATACCCTCTGTCTTGGATACAACCTCGACAGTGCGTAGGAGTTCGGGCCAGTTGCAGCCATCGTCATCTACGTGAGGGTCGCCGAAGTGTGTGATGGCCACAGGGCCTGGTAGCCTCACTTGTACGTTGCGTGTGTGGCGCCTGGTCTTCTTACCATCGAGGCGCTTGAAGCGTTCTTTGCGCTCATTAATCAGCTCATCGATGGGCACATCGTCGTCAAAGTCATCGTAGCCAAGGTCGTCTGGCTTCTCACCAGGCATGTCCCACCTGTCGAAGGACGGTAAGTCCTTGCGCTCAACGGTGGTGGGCTTGGTGGATACGCCTATCCTGTCCCGTATGGCAGCGCCTGCAGACTTACGTCTGTGTACGGTTGAGGGTGCGATGTTGAGCTTGCTTGCAATCTGCTTGTGGGTGTACCCCTGAGAGGACAGGGCCTCCACTTCGTCAGCCTTTGCGAGCTTGTCTGCTTCATCTTTACTCAGGCTCATGCCTCACCCCAGTGCGGTACGATTAGCTTTGCGTATACCTCGCCGACCTCAGGGTCGGGGTCCTCTCCAATGATGACAAAGGTGCACGGGGGGTGGGTGAGGATGACATCAATGACTATGTCCTCAGTCTCCCCGTAGACCTCGCGTGACTTCCACTTCGTGTCAGACACATCACTGTCGCATGGCTTGGACCATCACCTTCAACTCGGCGGTGGTCTTATCAAGCTCAGAGAGCACGGTCTCAGTCTTCTCAGCAACCTTAACGAGCCTAGCTTGCTGCTCTTGGATAGAGCGCACGTCTGACTCTAGCTTGATGATGTCTTGCTCGTGCTGCGCAACCGTCTCGACAAGCTCAGACTGCGTGTCTTGAGAGATGGCCACATTGGCGCCCGCTGTAGCCACAAGCGAAAGCGCAACTCCAGCCCAAGTCGCAAGAGCCACCACGTTGTTCTTGGCCCAGTCACCGAGACTCATGACTCTTCGCCTTCTTCATCGGGCACAACCGCGTCCTCAACGCGGCTTGCTGCCGCTGTAACAATCCTGATCACAAACATTGCTACGGGTGTGAGGCACGCGCCGATGGCTACGCCTAGGTTGACCTGGTCAAGCTCGACAAGGCCTGCAAGGTGCAGGACACAGGCCACTAGGGATGCTGCCACCACTGTGGTCTCAGGTGTGTCGATAGGCTTTGAGTGTACTTTGGCGGACATTTAGTCCTCCTCTTCATAGAGTTCAATCTCAACGTCATCGCTGATCACCATGGTGCCAGCCTCGATGAAGACCTCATCGGTGCGCAGGGCTGCGAGGGCCTCGGCGATGGTCTCAACAGGCACCACCTTGATGGCCGCCGCTGCTGAGTTAAAGGTCTCCATACCGCTCGTCTTACCGAGCACATCTAAGAATGCTGCGCTAATGATTGGGATGCGCAGGAAGTCCTTGTCGCTATCAGTCAGCGCCATTGCAGTGCTCCTTCAGGACCTCGGTGCTGAGCTTCAATGCCTCAGGCTTAGCGATACATACGCGCACAACCTCAGGGTCAGAGTCGCCATGCACGACGAGGCATGTGCCCTCCCCTTTCACCTTGCTGAGCTTCCAACCTCCGGTCTTGAGGTGGTAGCTGCTGCCGCAACCTGCGAACATCATTAGGATAACCATGATTGCTAGTTGTTTCACGTGCTTGCCTTTGGCTGGTGTGTAACTGTTAGGAATCCTAGCAGTTATGGGTGTGTATAGTCACTATCTCGTTCAGTTGGGGCTAGCCGTCCCATCTTGCCTTGGTGAGGCGCACGTCATAGTGGGTGAAGTTTTGGCTGGGGTACACGCCGATACCGCCTTGGGGGATGGTGCCCTCAGCGATGAGTTCTTCGAGGCATGCCGACACTTCTGCCGGTGACTTACCGCTTAGGCGGACGTCAGCCGCCGATGCCGTGAGGTGCTTGGACTTGGATGCACCGCCCACTCTGCGGTTGTATTCCTTGGTTCGGTAGCCAGAGATGATGACTACGGGCGAGCCCAAGCGAGCGCGGAGGTGTTCGAGTGCTAAGCACAGTGCGGCGACGTTGCCCTGGTATTTCTCGGGCACCTGGGTGCCGTCTTTGCAGGCGAACTCGCTGAGTTTGAAGTGTTTGGTGACTTGCATGGTGATCCTCTAGTTGGCTAGGTACGACTGAGTGCCGGCTCTTGGCTCGTAATACGAATGGCCGATGCCAAAGAACTCTGCGCCAAGGGGCAGCGCGCGCTCAAGCGCGGTTCTGTCGTCCTCGTCCTCTTCTCCCAGGAGTGACCGGCCTACCTCTTGTGCCGTGATGGGTAAGAAGGCGCTGGCAGACGGAGCGGCAAACCGCTGGCCGATGTAGCTCATCATGCCTTCCCATGTGTCCATTGCGTCTTCCCATTCATCCTCTGTTAGGTCGCGCCCAAGGTAGTCCTTGTTGGTGTACGCGGACCATGCGGCCGAGGCCGTGGGGTGGAGCTTGTTCCTCATCAGCCGACCAAACTTGTCAGACATTCTGGTCTCAGGCTGCACCGCATCAATGATGCCATCAGCATCGCCTGAGCCAAGATTGTAAGGCAGCATATACCGGAGCGTAGGCGCGATGCCGCCGGATAGGTCCCAGTGATGATTGTCGTACCGGATCTTTCCAAAATCCGCATTGCCTGGGTCGAGGAAAGCCATTACCCGGTCGTCTGCGTCATCCTCCCCTGCGCCAAGGTAGGTGATCAGGCCAAGGCTGGTAATCCACATGGCGTTGTACAGGGCATCCTGGAGGAGAAGGCCTCTTGCCTCATCCGAGATGTTCCTGAACGGCCCAAGAGCGCCGGCCATCAGGGGGAGCCTTCGGCCAGATGGGTCTCGCTTGGGGCCTTTAACGTTTGCCAGAAGCATCTGCGGCAACTGAAGCGCAGACTCAACGCGCGAAAAGGTGAAGACAGGCGCGAACATGACGTTTCTAAGGGACTCGCTAACCGGGTCAACAGAGCCCTCTTTCCCGGCCCGCTTGAGCGCCCACCTACCTCGACCTGTAGAGGCGTTGATGTGTGCGGCGATGGCCTTTATGTCTGCCAGGGGTAACTGCTTGGCCAGCGTATCTACGCTGGCGTCTGCCGGCAGGCCCTTGCGTCTAGCGAGGTTCCTGACCTGCTTGTCAAAGTGCCATGTCCTCAGCCTGTTCAGCGTCAACCCGTAAGCGTTCTGGCTCGGGGTGACGATCCTCTCGCCAAGCAACCTGAGGAACGGCTTAGATTCAAACAGGTTGGTCGCAAACTGCTCCTCCCTGGCGTCGATCTTAGAGCCATGAGACGCGCCAATCCCCTCGATCTCAGTGATCTCAAGGCCTGCCTTGTCTGCCAGCTTCTGGAAGGGGCGGTCAACCATAGCCTTCTGCATGCGCTGGGCCAAAGCCCTGTTGCGAGCGATGGCGTCCTTGCCGCGAACAGCTGAAGAGAGTATCCGCAGCGCAGGGGCGATCGTCCTGAGGCCAGCCTGCTCACGGCTAAACAGCGACCGCACAAACAGTTCACGGCCCTGTCTCCCAAGGGCACTGTCGTCAAGTGAAGACGTGAGGGCTCTGGACACGTCAGCGAACCCGCTAACCGTGCGGCGCAAGATGCCCCGGACCGCATCGGATGAGGCGTTGACCTTGTCCGCCTGCGCTGAACGAGCGCTGGCTTCGGCCTGGATGACGCGACCCTTAAGTGTGTCAACGGTCGCCTGAGCCTTCCTGATCATTTCTGGTGACGCGCCTGCGTCTGTCTGCTGCTTTAAGATCTGGAGAGCGCGTTTGAGTTTCTTCGACTCAGCGTCGCGCTTAGCCGTTGCCCTCTTGATGGTTGCGTCTGACTTCTTGAACGTCTTCTTAATGAAGTCGCTCTCTTGTGTGGAGAGCGGTGAGCCTTTCTTTAGCCTCGCCTTTGATAGAGACTGCAAGACGTTCAGGTCCTGATCGACCCTAAACCGTCGAAACCTAAGAGCACGGCCGATCGCCGACCCGCCAAGGGTGTTTGCCCTCGCGATGAGGTCCGCTTCCTCCTCAACCTTGTTGAGCTTTTGCCTCAGCGCCTCGCGATCAGAGTCAGTAACGGCTGAGTCCACTTGGTCTAAAAGCGCCTTATAGGCGCGCTTATGCTGTATCTCGGCGTGTAGAATGGCAAGCGTCTCCACCTCTGATGGCAGCCTACCTTTGTTGACGATGTCGTCAGCGATTGACCGAACGGACGCAGGCACCTCAACGAGACCATCCTCCGCAATCGTAGAGCGCATACCGGCACTGTCGATCTGGGCAACGGCCTGCCCGTAAGAGACAGGGTCTCGGCGCATCACCTTATTTATTCGATCGTTGTCGTACCCAAGCTCTTCAAGGAACGCCTCTGTGTCTTCGTTTCTAGCAGCAAGGCCATCAGGCGAGCGCATGCCGGTCGCTTTGGCGACAGACACGGCAACATCCTCAAGGGATTGAGCCGGGTCTTGAATGGACTCGATTATGTCAGCGTCTGCCTGCACGACCTCAGCACTTCTCTGGGCACGAGACTGCCTTGGCTCAGCAGGAGTGGTGCGTGGCCTAGCCGGCACAGCCTCAACACGAGCCTTCTCGGCGGCATCAGCTTCGGACTTAATAGCCTGCGCCTGAACCGCTTGGTCCTGTGAAGACGGCGCGTCCTGAACAACGTCCTCGATAGCCACTAGCTCTTGCGGTGATGGTGGGGGAGGATCAGGCAGTGGGCCTTCGAGGCGTCTCCTAACTGCCCGCACACCTTCTGAAGCAGCGGAACCAAGAGGCCCCATCGCTCCACCAATAAGGGCGCCAGCAGCGCCCCTCTTTACACCCTCACCAACATCCACACCAAGGACAAGGTCGTCGCCCTCTCGCGTAAACACCTGCTCGCCAACGGTCTGGGCAAACTCCTGCCCAAACTCAGTGGCTGGCTCTATGGCAGCGGCTCTTGCGATGCGCCCTGGCGCAGTAGCTGCAGTGCCACGCCCCAGCACCTGACGACCACCGAGCCTCTCGGCGCCAGCAACAACACCAGCGGTGCCTATGGCTGCAATGAGGTCCCCAGCATTAACCTCTGCGCCTGGGCCACGGTTAGCCGCGCGCTGCTTAGCGATATCTCCCACCATCGAGAGTGCATACCTTGGCATTGACGCCACTGCGGCAGCCATTCCTGGGATAGACGAGGCAATACCCTCTCCAACAAATGACGTCACGTTCTCAAGGGTTGGGCTATCAAGCACGTCGTCAAAAGACACGCTGGGCTTGTAAAGCCCCTCCTGGATGGCCCCCAACTCCTGACTTAGCCGGAACGATGGAGACCTCTCAACCTCTTCTCGCCCAAGTATCGCCTCTGCCGCAGCGAGACCTGTGTCTAGGAGCGCACCCTTGGCCACCCCTATAGCGCCAGACCCAACACCTCGCGCCAGTTGCTCAATACCCTCAGCCTCACGCGGGTCCTCAATAGCAGCGAAGCGCTCCTGGAGGCCAGCAAGCGGAGACAAGGCATCAATGGCGGGTTGCGAGGGACCTTCGGTGTAGAACGCTTGCTCGTCTATAGCAGGGGTGTATCCAACCCCCTCCGCAGCCAATGTTTGTTGGGCGCGCGCGCGAGGTATATCTGCGCTGAGGCTATCGTAGATGGAAAGAAGCTCACGGGCGGCTTTTCTGTTTCCGGCCTTAACGGCCCTTTCGATGAGGTCTGCAACCTCTTGCTTGGTGGCCATTGATTACATGCCCCTGGCTTCGTCGGCCTCAATTTGCGCGCGCAGAGCGTCAACCCGATTATCAACAGGGTCCCTAGTAGGTTCGGGTTCAGGCAACTCGGGCGGGTCAACTTGCCCGCTGGTGGCCACAATGTCACTTCTGAGCAACTTAATTCGCTTGGCCTCAGCGCTCTTAACTCCGTGCTTTTTCTCCATGTCGATCTGGTGCTTGCGGAGCACACCTAGGAGGGCATAAGTGTTCCCGGTGGCTACGGCGTTAATCGCTGATGTGCGCGCGTCAGGCGGCATATCCTTCACCACAACAGGCAACTCTGCGCGAACGCTGGCCTTGCGCTTGATCATTGCATCAGTATCGCCCTTGGGGGCTGGATCAGCTTTGGGCCGCATCTGAAGCAACCTGCCCGCTGTTGCGTTAACGCTCTTGCGGGTAGCGCGAGAGAGCTTGTTGTTGCGCGTCCAGGCCGCAAGGCCGGCGGGCGTCATGTCAGCCAACTCGCCAGCGCCCGAACTCCACGCCTCGTCGCCCATGGCCTCTTTCCGCGGCCAGTTCTTTGTGTAGAAGGCGTACAGAGCCTCCTTCTTGGCAAGCTCTGGGTCGACCCTGACTACAGCGTTGGCCCTTCTTTCGGCGTCAGCAGCGTCCTTGTCCAGTTCTGCCTGGAGTTTTTGCTGACGGAGGTTCTCCGTCTCGATGCGCTCACGGGTGCTCTCGATGCGCAGCTTATCAAGCTCGCTCATCGGCTCTTCCTCCTCAGGGAAGAGCTTCATTACAGCCTGCATGGCGCGGTCGCGGTAAGCTCCCTTCGCCAAGTCGCTAAGACCAGTGGCTTGGATGTCAGGGCTATCAGCGGCGGCCTGAAGCAGCATGGCTCGCTGCTCTGCTGTGCGTGCTGACGGGGCTGCTGCAAGGATGTCTGCAATGCGGAAGAGCTTGCGCTCAGGGGCCGGCCCAATTGCCTCCATGGCCTCTCGCCTGAAGTCGCGGCCCTGCATGGCCTGCTGCGCCTGCTGCAGTGCCTGGGCGCGCGCCTGCGCGATTGCCTCCAGCCTAGGAGCTGCGGCAAGTCTAGAAAGTTCGGCAAGGTCTTCGTCGGAAATGGTTGGTGGCGGTTCGTCCAAAGAGGGAATGTTGGTGACTTCGGGCGGTGTGGGGTATGCGGAACCAAGCCCTGGGAGCCGCTCACCCTCCCTGGCTATGCGGCCCATTGCGCCAACATCTCCTCGCGCAAGAGCGCTCTGGTAAGCCGCCCTAAGGCCAGGCAGGCGCGTCCTCTGCATAAGATCAGCAGGGGTTAGCCCGGCAAGAGGTGGGCGGGCGTCCTCAGGGGCGAGACGCTGTGCTCTTGCGTCGCCCAGAGATGGGGCGTCAATGCCCAGCATTTTGCGAGCGTCCTCCGGGGCAACGCCGCTTAAAGCTATAATGGGCGCACCCCTCTGCTGGGTGGCGCCCCTTAAGGCAGACGTGTCTGGAGAGTCAGCGGGCTTAAGAGCAACATCTGGCCTGTTGAAGAAGAAGTCAGACATAAACGCCTGTGGGCCGCCGCCGAGTTGAACATCTGCAATCTCGGCTTGCGCCGCCCTTTGGCGGCTCTCGATCTCCGACTGAAGCCTCTGGTCATATTCAGCCTGTGCCTCAGCCTGCTCCTTCTCCCGGTTGCTAATCTGGACAGCCCTGGCAATCTGGCCACCGCCTGCCACTGCGAGGTCAGCAAGCTGGGACACAAGCCGCATCTCCTGCGGGCCAAAGCCATTGGCGAAGTAACCCGTGCGGCGCTTTCTTTGAAGCTGTTGTCTCGCCTCTTGGCGGACCCTTGGTATGACGATGCGTCCCATTTAATCCTCTAGGCGAACTGGTTATAGACCCTAAAACCCATATCGCGCATGGTAGATCCGGCCAAAGCCTCCTCGTATCCGGGCATCCCAGGGCGCACAAATCGGCCAGTCTGGCTGTTGTACACAGGGGGTCCGCTTGGAGCGGCCCCCGCTAGGGCTGAACTAAGCTGCGACGCCCTGTCCTCCATCCTAGCCAATGCAGCCATGCCCAGCTGGTGCGCAGGGCTACCTGCCGGAATCGTGGCAAGGAAAGCGCGCAGTTGACCGGGACGATCAGACACGCTGTAGTTGTCCTCAAGCACTTCCAGGTAGTTCTGGAGGTTGACCACGTCATTCTGGACTGAGCGCTGCGCCTCTGCCTGGGCAAGCATTGCGCCGGGGAGAGCCTCGCCCATCATCTGAAGTTGGCGGTTGGTGATGTCAGCCTCAAGTCCTGCGGCACGCTGAGCAGCGTCTGCTGCAAAGTCAGCAGCCCTACGGCCAAAGCTCAAGCCACCCTGTCGCATGCTTGCCGCTCGGCCACCACCACCTGCCATCTGCCCTGCGCCACCCATAGCGGCTGCACGGGCCTGGGCTGCCTGCTCGGCAAGGGACATCATCCCGGTGCGCTGGGCCTGCTGGAGCGCTTGACGTTCACGCGCAGCAGAACGCTCAAGTAGTTGAGGGGCCTCAAGCTGGAACCTGCCAAGGGCCTGCTGGTAGGGCTGAAGGCCGTATGCACCTTGGCTGGCAGCCAACATATCGTCTGCGCTGATGTTGTACTCGTCTTCGTGTCCTGGCTCGTGCGCCATGAGTGCCTCCTACTTCGTAAGGTGCTTCTTGCAGATAAGATACACGTAACACCCGCCGTAGCCTATTAAGATGCTTGATTTATCTGATATGTGGGTTGATGCCGGATCGAACTGGTAAGGCGCCGCATTGAGGGCAATGCTGGTTGTCGGGTATAGGTTGGCCCTCACCTCAATCCATTGCTCCGCTCCACCCGTGTCAGGGGCGCTACTTTGCATGTTTGTTCGCGACGACGTGCGCGTCCAGCCGGGGCCCACAAAGACCTCTTTGCCTTGCGTGTAATACCCAACTCCAGCGCCGAATGTGCCGCTACCAACGATAGGGATGGAGTGTAACTCCCAGTTCCACTTAGGCACACCAAGCGCCGCCGTGCCACCGGAGTCCCATATAAGCACCCGTGGAGGATCGACAGTAGACGTGATGCGGTCTATTAGGCTGGTGTCCCATGTGCCTTTGGTTGTTGGGTCAGTGGGCACCTTAGTGCCGCTGCTACCATCCCACGTGCCATAGTTGTTTGGGTTGCTGATGCTTAGCTTTGCTACCTGCTCGTAGTCAAAGTTATCTGCAGAGGCTCCGGTGCCAATACCAACCCCAACGTCAAGGGTCACCTCCCTTGACGGGCAAGCAATGTTGGCCCTCTGCTGATCACTTGCGCTTGATGAGCCTGAAGATATTGGCTTAGTTCCACCGTCGCCGTCCCAGTTAAGCAACTCCCACGGAGTCCAGTTCCAGGCAAGAATAGCGTGCTGGATGGTGTACGAGTGGTGGATTGGTATGATCCTACGATCAAACGCCCCGATGTCTGTGGCTTCGGTTACTGTCGTGTTACCTGTTCCTCCCAGTGTAGCGAGGTACGGGTAGGTGGCGTAGAAGGCTGGAGACGCCGAAAGGCCCCCATGCGCCATGTTCTGGTACAGCGGCACAGCGATGACCTCGTAGGCTGCATCGTCTGCAATCACCTCTGTGGGGGGCACATCTGCGAACCTATTATACCCGCCCTCAAGCTTGTCCCTGAACTGCTCGTCAAGCGTGTCGATGTTGTAAGTAACTCCATCACTTGAGTCCGACTCAATAGCTGTGGAGTGTGTTGGGGTGTTAATCGTCACACTGGGAGCTGTCTTGGCGCCGTACTTGCCGGTGCCGCTGCCGCCATCGGCAGGGATGTTTTGCACCGTTGTTTGGCCAGTGTCTCTAGGCATAAGCTCGCACGCGAACTTCATGGAGACTTCGATAGAAGGCAGGGCCAAGTTCCTGCCATTCGAGTCTTCAAGACCTGGGCACTGTATAGACAGTACCAGGGTTTTGTAGGGGTCGACGGCTATGTCCATGTCGGTTTGGATGAACGGGTTCGCCCTGAGGGACACACCCGCATAACCTTCCGCAGCAGGGATGGTGGTAGACCACAGCTCCCTTTCTAGGTTGTAGGGGTAGGTGTCGCCGAAATACTCTTGGGTCTTCTCGTGAAGAGACAGGGCTATGTCCAGCCTAGTAACATCTTCATAGCTAACGTGGCCTTGCTCAGACGAGTACCCGTACTTTCCCGTATTGGCTGTGCCGCTAGAGGCAAGCTTCCAGAACTGGCTGGCGATGGCTCCCGGCTCACCTCTCTGGTCAAAAGAGAATGAGACTGACTTAAGTTTCATCTGAGGCAGGTTGCCACTGTAGATGGCATCCTTGCCACCAGCCGCGTTGTTAGCAGTGAGGAATAGGTCCTGGGGTGGAGGAAGCACAAAGGGCATCGTGATGTGCCCTTTGGGGAGGGAGTCGCTCGCCAGGTAAGGCAGTGTTAAGTTGACCCTGAACGGCGCCATCGGCGCCTGCATCTGCTCCTTCTCAATAGCAATGCCTGTGAGCTGTGAGGCGGCTGAGGCCAACGGTGGGTACACGTGCTCAGGGGTGAGCTTCGTGCCGCGAGACAGCTTTTTGCGTGTAATTTTAGCCACGTGTCACCTCCTCAAGCATGGTGACAGACATGTGTATCTTCTGCTGCATCCACGGGTACTTTGCGCTGAAGTTGTTTGGATTCCACCCGCTCGTCCTCTGGACAGCGCCGGTAATGCTTTGGGACTGATACGATGGGATGACAACCGCCACCCGGAGGCGCGCGTTCTGGTGAATGGGTATGTTGAGGTCTCTAAGCTTGATGTACGCGCCCTGGATGGTGGTGCCAGGGACCTTGCCAGTGTTAAACCCAGGCTCCATGTCTTGGTAGGTTGACCCGTGAGTGGGCAGAGAGAGCCTGCTGAAGGCGTCGTTCTCGATAACGAATCCCTTTCTGAGCACCTCGACGTCTGCCATGTTGCGGTCTTCTCTGGCAAACTCGCTATCCACAGCAGCGGTGATTACAAGGTCTCTGGAGTTGAGGTCTGGGTATCCTTCGGGTACTTGGTTAGAGCTTGTGAACTCAAAGGTGTTTTGGAACACCTTGTCGCTGTAGCCTGGGTCGTCTACTTCGAGTATCAGATCGATCGAGTCTAAGATAGACGGATTGTCAATGAACCAGGACCTAGTCCACGCTAGCTGGAGGCCGACAGGCAAAAGCCCAGGCTGCCAGTCAGATGCGCTAATCTCGGCGTATCCAAATGGATGCACACCCGGAACACCCACTCCTTTTAGCCTGTAAGGGTTTGTTGTCTTGTTGTCGTCAGTGTCGACATGGCCTTCGGTCTTGTCCGCAATCTCGTAAGTAGCGTTTCGCACCCTCAGCCAGGGCCAATGGTGGGTGCCATAAACCCCTCCCGCTGAAGACGCAGAAGTCCCTGTGGTTGGAGATGGGCTTGCAGATGATATGCAACCAGGGCTTTGCGGAGTCCAGCCGGCCACATAAGTGGTGGGCACCCAGCGCTTACGCAGGTCGCCATAGGGGATGTCATTGACGCGCTCAACAACGTCGTCAAGAGCGTTATCAATCCGGTCGCCGTCAATAGTGGTGCCGGTTGAGAACTGCTCTTTAGTCAGTGTTCTGGGGTTCTTCCGCCAAGTCATTAGGCACCAATAGTCCCTGTCTCGGTAATAACAGCGGCAGCAGGTGCGGTCGTACCGTCAAGTCTCGTGTTGCCGGTTAGGTTGACACAACCAATGGCCTGCACCAGCAAGGCTGACCCAGACTCATTGTTTATCGTAGTATCGCCGCCCTCTATGAACGTACAGCCCACAAAGGAAGCAGTGGCTGCTGCCAAGCCTGCTCCCTGATCAGACACAAAGACGATGTTATCCGTGCTTGCATCTGACCTACGGAATATGCAGTTCACAAAACTGACGGCTGCGCCTGGACCAATGCGGACAAGCTCGGTTGCATCCGGCTGGTTATCATCCGTAAAGGTCACGCCAAACACAGACGCGTGTCCGTTTATCTGACAACGCCTTGATATGATTGTGTTTGCAGCCAGTCCCCTAATCACATTCTGATTAGCCTCATGCGTGAACGACGGGTAGGCGCCCCCGCCTAGAGTCCACGTGTTGTTGATTATCTTGGACTCGTCGAGGATGCTGCCTTTGGGCAGCACCTCTAAGCCTGCAACAGTCTCTTGAATGGCCTGGTCGTGCGCTGCGTCGTTGGCCTCTTCGGGTGTGCGGTCAAACTTCAGGAGCTTGCTGTATATGCCGTAGTTGGGCATTAGCGGCCCCTTCTGCGGCGACCGCCGACCACTCGGAACACCGCCTTGACGCCTTCAAGCCAGAGCTTTTCGGCTCGGTTCATGATGAACCCGAAGTTCATTACGCTGAAGCTTTCACCCTTGACCGACATGCTCACAGCTATATTGCTCGTGTCTTCATCGCCGATTAAGACCGTGCCATCAGCCGTTGCAGAACCAGTCGCGTCCTTGTTGGCCCACACAATGTCAGTCCCGCCAGATTGGAACACCTTGTCAACCAAGGCCCCATTGCTCTTCTGCACCCTAGTGCGCAGTGTGTTGGTTCCGGCCACCTGCTCTACTGCGGCTTGTGCTGGGGTGGCGTCGATGACCTGGGTCATCCACTCTTTACGGTCGCTGCCTACTAGGGTGTTGAATGTGCCGTAGGGCCAGACGCTGTCGAGCTTGTCTGTGCCCGTGCCGTGGCTTAGCAGGTTGGCGTAGAGGCCGCGCATCTTAAGTTGGTTGCCGCCCTCTAGGCCCACGTTGGTGGACTTGTAGGCCCAGTCTACAGGCTGGGCGACAGAGTCTTCCTTGCGCACCGAGGTTGTTGCCAAGGACCACCTGTTAAAGATGTTGACCCCAGGCCGTATGGTTGTTCCGGCGCTGTCATCAGTAACGGTGAAGTGGGTGGTCCCTAGGGTGGTAAGCACTGACCAGCCCATGCTACTCGTGTCCTCGTCAGCTTTTGCTGATATTCTTTTGAAGGGCACGTATATAAGCCGGTTATCCCTGAGGACGTTAAGGTTCATGTGCGGAGCGTGCTGGTACCCTGATGTAGAGACGTAGTCCCACTTGACCTTGAGGAACTTGCCATCCTGGTCGGCAGTGGTCATTCCTGAGTCGGAAAAGACCTGGACCTTGCCAAGATGACTGCCGCTAGTGGTCCACCCTGCTGCGCTGGCTAGGCGCTCTGTTGGGAGCAGGAAGTCGACTGTGGAGTTGGTCGCGTGGTTAAACACTGGTTTCCAGTGGGTGTTATCAAACGCAAGGTCGACTTCGATGGTGTCTACGTCCATGGACTGACCAAGGACAATGCTGAACAACACCAAGATGTAATCATCGGTGGTGGCTGTCGTGACCCCAGACGGGAACACGTACCCAACGGGCACCTTGATTGGGTCGTGCAAGTAGAGGCCACCAAGAGGCGTGGCCCCTGTTCCTGCTCCAGGCGTATACGCTCCGTAGCCTGTTATCTTGCGGTCATCCTCATCAGAGACGCTGCGGTCAATAGAGCCGCCTCTGCCGTACTCCATGATGAAGAACGAGCGTGAGGTGACGTCGAAGTTAATGTCTGAGCCAGACACGTCAACAGCCTCGTCAGTTAGCGCCTGGACATCTGGGCCTGCGATAGCAAAGATGTCGTCTTGGTAGTTCAGCACCCACGGTGCGGGTAGGTTCTGGCTGACACCAACTACGGCGGAGTCTCCCAGCCGAGCGACCATGCTTTCAAATGTCCACCACGACCACTTCCCGCCGCTCAATACAAGGGCGCCGCTCAGGTCTGGGACGCAGATCGAGAGCATGTTCATCGATGCGACGTAGGTGCATTTCACGCCCTCTGGCTTCAGTCTCAGCGTGGTAGTCGGCTGCTCCCTTAACGACGGGTTCGCCTTGCCATGGTCCACAAAGTAAGATGTGAGGGGATTGGTCATCCCCTCCCTCTCGAAGAATGGAAGCACATCGTCCGACAGGCGGCTCATGTTGAGCCCGCTCGTCGTCTGGTACACACCGCTTGTATCCACCCATACCAAAGCCGACCCCATGCGGCACTTTGCGTTAGGCCCAACGCAGCCCACCGTGTCGCTCACACGGCTAATCCTACCGGCTGAAGCTAGGTCTCCAACGGAAGGCTGGTAAAGCCATGTCTCGTTGGCTGTAAATATCATCAGGTTTGAGTTGTGCTCAGCCACCGCTGTGATGCCTTCTTCAGAAGGCACCTGCACGAAGTTGTCGCCTACAATGGCGTTGGGATAAAACGGGTCCGAAAAGAAGACCGTGTTGCCCTCCGCGTAAACCATCCGCCCGGACACCACTGCAATGTCCACAGCGTTAGGCATGTCTGCGGTTCTGAAGTAAGCGTAGGCATCTGTGTTGATGCCAGGGCTAAGCACCACAGGTGTTATCATGCTCGACTCGCCGTAGGACAGGGCGTAGTCGCGCAGGTTGAACTTGTCTATGAAGGTCTTGCGCGTGCCATTGAACGACGACGGCAAGTACGCCCATGTGCCAGTGTACTTGTTGCCGAAGTAGAGGATGTCAGCGAACTCTTTGAAATAAAAGAACTCATCCTCTGCCTGGACCCACGCCTCGTAGGACTCACTCTTGCATGTTTGGTATTGGGGCAAAAGGTCGTCAAGGTTGGTTGGGGACACTGAGATTGTTGCGCGCCCACCAAGAGCGGTGGGGACCGCATCATTGTAACTTGAAGCCACAGCGGTCTGGCTGGTGTGCGGGTATAGCGGCACCTCAAAGCGCTCGTTGGTAGTCAGGTCGTATACGCTGGCTATGTATATGTCCTTCAAGGGTGCGTATACTGAGGCAAGGTTAGGCCCACCAGCTTCAGAGGAAATAACCTTTGCGAGAAAAACAGACAGCATCTGGAGGTTGCCAAAGCCTGTCTTAATCAGGTGCGACCCAAGGTGCTTAGTGAATCCCCACTCAGAATTCTCGTACCCACTAAATATGGCGGACATCTCAGTGTCGAACTGAGTGACCTGACCAAAGCCCTCTCGCACTTGCCAGCAGTTGTTGCTAAACAGCATGTTCAAAGCGAACGACCCTGGTGTGGGTGCGTTCGCCTGGATGCCGTCTCTGAGGACCTGTACCTCTTGGGCTTTGGTAGCCATTAGCTATACCAGGGAACGGTTTGGATATAGTCGTAGCCGTCGTAGGCTCTTGCCTGCAGGTACTCTCTGAACTCAGACATGCGCGTGGCAGCCTGCCTCAGGATTGGTTCGCTCTCAGCGCCATCCACAATGGCGTACTGGCGATAAGCCAAGAGCGCAATCAAGTCGTGAAACGGAGTTAGATTGTCGATGAAGTTTGGGTTTCCGTCAGTCCAGTCGACAGTAGACTCTGGCACGTAGTTGACCTCGTAAGTGCCTGTGAGCCGAGTGCTGAACCTGAGGATGGTGTTAGCCAGGTAGTAGCTGCAAGGCACAACATCTAGTGCCTGCTCGTTGCTAACCGCCTCAAGCCTCTCTGATATCCGGCCTTCAGAGTTGCGCTTCACGATGGTGTTAAGCCTGACCATGCGGCCAGGGTTTGCGATTGCGTTAGCGCCCAGGAGTTTCGGGTCAACATTGGCTAGGTCGTGGCTAATCGCATTGGATAGCGTGATGTTCTGTGTGGTGTTGTAGATCACCGGGTTGATGTCGCACACCATGTTGCGGAACTCACGGTAGCCATCGGCTAGGTAGGTTGACACGTCCGAGTCAGACACAAAGGTCTGGTCAGGCTCGTCAATATACTGACGGAACTTGACTATGAGTTCTGCCGTTGTCATCCGATACCCCCGAATACTGGGCTAATCAGAGCCTCTTGTCCTCGCGCAGTGTTGGACTGCGCAGCCTCCATGGCGTCCTGCTGCTGTGCCATTCCGACCGCAGCCTCGGCCATCTGCCCTTGAGTCTCAGGCGACTGTGCCGCCAGGATGCTCTGGACAGTCTGGGCTTGGCTTGGGGATGGCAACTGGCGTGGGAACACCTTCTGCATCGTCTCAGCCTTTATGAACTCCTCGGCAGTCGCCATGGGGTTGCTGAGGGCAACCACCACGTCTCTGATGTACAACTGACGCTCGTCGGGTAGGGCGTAAAAATCGTCAGTATGTACGAAGTCGGCGAAGACCTTGAGCATCGACTTGATGTCATCGGACTGGAAGATCTCAATCTCAAAGCCTTGCTTGGTTGCCTCAAGCAGCTTCTTGGCGTGAGACAGACCCTGAACCTTCTCAGTGATGTAGGCGTTGCCAGTGCGGAAGGAAAGCTCCTGCATGGCTGTCTCTGGGTCAATCAACCCAGCCTGGAACAACTCCATCACGTGCTGATCACGGTCGCGAGCATCGAAGCGGAAGGCGCTGCCTGCCTCGATAAACACCTCTGGGTTGTCCACGATGTTCTCTGAACTGATGGCCTGGTAAAGCACCCGGCCAGTCTGGTCGAGCATGCGAACCATCTTAGCCTCAGTGTAGTGAGCCTTCATCAGCTCAAGCACAACCTTAGCCATCTCTCGGATGGCGCGCTCCACGTTGGTCTGAGTCTCCTGAAGCTGTGACGTATCACGCTCAGCCAAGACCTGCATGGCCTTGCCAGAACTAACACCAACAGCGCGCTTACCAAGACTCACCGAGTGGATGCCCGCCACATCGTGCATCTCTGCCTGTGTGCGGGTAATGCTGTCCAAAACATATCCAGGCAGAGGAACCGGCTGAATCTGAGAAGGAGGGCCACCAGCAGGGTTGAAGTAAATCTTCTCGCCTGGGCGGTTGGTCATCGACGAAGTGTTGACGCCCGCTGTCTTAGGGATGGCCCACTTGGGATTACCCATGAGCTTGACGTTATGCACAACCTGAGTGCGCTGCTCGTTGTAGAGACGCTGCAGGTCCAAGAGAGGCTGCATCAGGCCGATGCCCCAGAGACGCCCAGGCACCTCTGTGTAGCGGATAATCTGCACCGGAAAGGTCTTGGTCTTCCATGTGCCCTTGTAGAGGTACACGTCGTTAGAGAGGATGGCGTGGCGCCCATCCCTCCAGTAGACCTCCATCAACTCTACGCGGTTGTCAGGCACAGTGTGCAGCTCGTAGTCCAAACCTGAGTCATCACTGCTCCCCCCGGAGTAGGACATGTCGTCCACCTTGTCCGGGTAAGCGGCCTCAACGTCCTCTTTGACGTGATAACTGCGGATGGCTACCCACTGAGAGTCATCAGGGTTGGTGACCTTATCCTCGAAGAAAAGGTCGTATGGGCTGATGGGCTCACTGTGAATGACGTCGTCATCAGCGTCGTAGTAAGTATGCATTGCAGTGGTGCCAGTCACCAACAACCACTGCAATGCAGAATGAACCTTGTCCTGGACGTCCTCTCGGGTCCAGTAGTAGCGCAGCGCTATCTCAGAACTCTTCGCCTTGATGATGTCATCGTTCGATGGAGATGCTGGGATGACCGCGATAGACGGATAGCTCAGCGTAAGCCGAGCCATGATGTTCCGGTAGATGTTGAGAAGCAGGTTAACCGTCTGGCGCTGACTGCCGTCAGGCCTAGCGCGCTGGTTAATAAGGTATGCCGCTCGGTCTCGGTCATAGTTCAGCCACTGCCGCCCTTCGAGGAACATCGTGCAGAGGTCCCACATCCGACCATAGGTGGTCTTGTCACTGCGGGAAGCCTCAATCTGGCTGCCCATGTTGTCTGGATATTCAGGCATCAAAAGGCTCCGCGACTACCGAGTCCGGTCTGGAAGGTGTAGTTAGACCGGGGGCTTTCGAGCAATGGGGAAGCAAGCCTCATGTTGCCAAGCGACTGCTGCGCGGCATACTGCCGAGGGGATAACATGCCTGAATCAGCCGCAGGCTGCTGTGCGTATGCGCCAAGCGCCCCAAGGCCTCCAGAGAGGAGGCCATCGAGGACTAGCTGCCCAGGCGAGGGTCCTTGGCGCGGCTCTTCCATCCCCAATTGCAAACGCTCCCCACTCATAAGAGAGGGAGCCATGGGGAGGGGCTGCTTTGGTTTTGGAGCCAGTGCGCCGAAAAGCGCGCCTAGCAATGATGGGGCTGCGCTAAGTAGTCCCGCTGTGATTGGCTCCATACAACACCTCAAATATCTCAGAAGGGGTGGGGTCAACCGAAGCGGGGTTCAGGAGGTGGTCAGATTCCGCCTCCTTCACCCGCCTCAGCGTGGCCAGAAACCTAGCCAACTGTACCTCCACGAACACCCCACCCGCAAGGAGGAGGACGAGTAGGATGTCGTGGAGAAAAGCCATGCTACGATCGAACCGGGAAGCCGGTCAGAACACCCTGAGCATTGGGTCGGTAGCAGTAGTGGTTGTAGTACCACTTGTAGAAGCCCTCGAAGCTATCCTTGCCACTCACGCGGGAGAGCACCGAGCCATCGAGGTCAGCGAACTTGCCATCCTCAAGGACTGCGAGCTTCCAGCACTTCGTGTTGAGGAAGAGGATGAGGCCCCGGTCCACATTGCGAGCCGCCTTAATCGGGATGCCAGCGTAGGAAAGACCCAAGAACCCGCCATCACCTGACTGGGCAGTGCCCTGTGAGTTCATCTGGATGTTACCCTGGAGCAAGCCAATGTACTGGGCGCGATCGAGCGGGTTCATCAGAATCACATCGGGCTCCATGCCGCTAGTGATGCTGATGCCGTCAATCACCTCCTGCATACGGGCAAGCGTCAGAGCCTCGCCATCGCCGTTGCCAGAGTTGTCTTGGTCCATGTTGACGATGACCGACTGAAGCTGCATGGCGTCGCCAGCGACAGAGCCGCGATCAACCCCAAACAAAAGCTCACCGCCAAGGTTTCCGTAGATACCAATAGGCTCTTGGTCAAGATAGTTAAGTTTTGCGTCCGTATCGCTGATCACCAGGGCGCATGCGTACCCGTCCGCCACCGTGGTGGTGTTGAGCGCATTGGTAAGGCGAACCGTGCCGTTCGTTGGGTTGAACCCAGCGTGGGCACAGTCGAGGGCCGCCGAAGTCGTGATGAGCTCGTAGGACACAGCATCGCCAGACAAGGTGTTATTGGAGCAATCAACAACAGCAACATCAACGTTGTTCCCTTTGTCGGCATACGCTTTGGCAATCTTCGCAAAGTCGCCTGCGAACTCCCACGTAGCAGCACCAGCCTCGTTCTTGTGCTGGTTGAGGAACCCGACAACGCGACCGCCACTGGTCATGGACCGGTCAGCCTGATCGCGAATATCGTCCTTGAGCTTATCCATCTCAAGCTCAAGCGCCCCGATAAAGCTCGCGGTGCCGCCCTTGGCTGCCGAAGCAATCGCGGGACCAGTCACCTCGAAGCGACCGTAAAGGTACGCAGCCTCGAAGCTCAAGCGCTTGGTGGTCTGTGAGCCCGCTGTGGGCAGGTCACCGCCAGCACCAGTGCTTCCCTCAGCGGCGAAGGCAACGCCGCTGTTACGGCCAACATGCACGGGCACAATGCCCTGCCGACCGGCCCAGGAAATCTTGGCCTTCTCAAACATCTGGAGGACCATGACCTCGTTGTTTAATTGCTCCTGTAGAGGACCGATGTAAAAATCTTTAAGAATGGGGCCGAGCGTTCCGGCGCTCGCCACTGTTCCGATTGTCGCTGCCATTTTCTATTTCTCCCTAACCGAAGAGTTTTATATCGCCACGTTCCATGGCTTTGAAGAGGGCATCTGTGCCCTCCTTGATCGTGCTGTAAGACTTGCGGTCAGCGGTTCGAGCAACACTTGACGCTCCCGTCCCTGCACGCTTTGGGCGTGAAGGAACGCCTGACGACGCCTCGGAAGCCTGAGCCTCGGCCTCTGCAACAGATGCACCGGGGTTCTTCTCAAGATACCGAGCAATCGCCTCTTCTTCGCGTTTAGCGACCCACGTCGTGTACTGCTCTGCCACCTGATCTAAGTCTACATTCGGATCACGCTGTACGGCGCTGTAGAGAACTTGCTGAAGGTCTGTAGTGAGATTCTTGTCATACTTATCGGTGACATCGGCGACCTCTTGCCGAAGACGAATCCGCTCAGCGTGGACCTCCTGCTGGTGCAGGCGAGCCTCCATCATGGCGATCTTATCCTTCACTTCCTTCGGAAGGTCTGGGTTGCCATTCAGTAGCCTATCGAGCTCGTCGGAGACCTCTACTTCGCTCTCTGCCGGCTTGGCTGGTTGCAGGTTCCGCATCATCGCAACCTCGTTGCGCATTGCCTCTACCTGCTGTTTGAACAACTGGACTTGTGCAGCAGCATCTTCGGCATCTAGCCGGTACTTGTTGCGCGCCTCCAGAACGTTCTTAAACCGCTTGTACGGTACACGGTGGCCCGGTGGCAAAGAGTCGTCCTCGTCAGCGCCGCTGTCTGACTTAGCCTCTGTCTTCGCCTCGCTCTCGCCGGTTTGGGCCTCTGCCCCACCCTGATCAGCCGGCACTTCCGGTGTCTCAGTCTGGGCTTCAGCCACCTCTTCGGCTGCGGGTGCAGCCTCGACCTCTGGCTTTACGTCCTCGGTCACGGACGCAGGTTCACTCTGCCCGGAGAATCCAAGCTCCAGCTTCTCAGTCAGCTCCTGTGCTTTCTCTTCGCTTAGTAAACCCATCTCTAGCTCCTTTTAACGCCGTGGAATCTTGGCGGGGTTGACGCGCTTTTGCGCGAGTTCATTTTGGGAGAGAATGTCTAATGATTCTTCCTCACTAGCTACCCACTCCTCCTCGAAGACCTTACCCGTTGCGCGCTCATATGCCAAGAGTTCGCGCAAACTGGTGGGTCTAGTCGACAGTTTTTCCTGCTTAACAGCGTCTATCTGGCCTACTCCAGCCAACGCCAGAGCCCACGCAAACACCATGTCGTCGTGCTTTCCGCTGTCTGCCTGGGGCTTGCCACCCTTGCCGTAAACAAAAGTGTTCATCTCTGCTTTCATGCGGTCATCGTTAACAACCAAGTTGCCGGCGGACAGTGCCTTGTGCAGGTTGGCCAGGATGACAGGGCGAGTGGCGACCGTGGTCACGAACCCAAGCTCCTCCTTCCACCGCTTGGCCATCTTATCGAACTTGGTGCGCCTGTAGAGGTTTGCGTAACCCTCTCCGATGAGGTGCTCGATGATGCTTAGTCCGTAGGAGTTGGACTCCGCCACCACCAGAGCATCCCACTTCTTCGCCTCCTCTAGGACCCTTGCTGCGAACTCGCTTGGCGAGACTCTGACGTAGTAGGTGCTGACGCACTTCGGCTTCTCCTTGTTCGTAATGTCCATAACGCAGAACGTAGAAAAGTCCCCAGACGGTGAGCCCGAAGCAGTGTCCACGCCCATCGCATATACATGATACTTCTGAGGCTTCGCATACTCCCTGTACCCAGTAGATGCCTTAGCATGCGGATAGATGACATCGAAGTACCGCTCACCTGACGTGATGAACGCCACCTCAGCGGTGGCTGGGTACTCCTGATGAAACGTCTGCCAGTTGTTTCCGCACTTGGTTCGATAGGTATCAAACGCCCACCAAAGCTGATACTTGGTTAGGTTGTGCTCTTTGGCGTAGTCATGCCACTTGGTCATCTTGCCACGGAACGCATCAGGGCGTTCCTTTAGCTGGTACTCTTCAGAAAGCATCCACGGGAGGAAGACCTTGCTGTATCCATTCTTATCAGTCCACAACTGATGGGCATGGTTCAAGCCGTTGGCTGTGGTCTCCATGACAACAATAGCGTCTGGCGTGGCTGTCTGGAAGACAGCGCG